AATGAGGATCACTTTGACGCGGGATTCCGTTCCCGGCAAGATCCAGATGGCGCTGTCCCTGACGCCAAACAGCAGAAGTTGGTGCGCCTGTCCGAAGTCCGCCAGCTGCTGGTGCCAGCCGGCACCCCCCTCCCCGACACGCTCGCTAAGCTGAGCGTCAATTGCACTGATCTGGTGCAGCTTGGCCATGAGCTCTTCCAGGCGCACACAACCGAGAAGCCCATCCTCATCGTCGGGCTGTCCGACCCCGTGGCCCAAGCGGCTCTGCAGTACCCGTCCCTGTTCAACCTCCAGGCGGCGGTCATCACTGACATCCCGGGCGCCGACTACTCACCCATCTTCAATCAGGCAGTCTTCGGGATGAATAAGATTACCTGGAGCTACCTGCTTGACTCGCTCGGGATGGATGACAAGCTCAACTTCGACGTTTCCAGCAAGTCGCCGTCCGATCCGGATGATATGGACCCCGCGCCCATGGGTCCCTCTGGATCCTAACCGCCATGTCCTTCACTTCAACGCTCGAGGAGCTCAAGAAGGCACAGGGTCTCAGCCGACCTGATCACATGCTCACGGTCGAGAAGGGCCCCCCTCTGCCACCCGGTTTTGAGAAGACCACCGGGAAACATCCTCTCTTTTTCCGTAGTTGGAAATGGGACAAACCATTGGTTGCGCGTGAACCCATTCACATGATGACCAACGTCTACACCTTCGACCACGAGTATCTGAGTTTTCTCACGACGATGGTGGCGACCTGTGGCACCGAAATGCAACCAGGACTCGATGAGGAGGGCTTCGTCGACAAAACCCACGTGCACAAGAGCACTGGGTCCTTCGGTACCGTCTCCGGTTACCGCCAGGACCCAGCGGGCTATCCACTCCACGATAACTCCCTCTTACGAGAGGAGCTGGGCCTGCCGAACGAGTGGCGCCGTGAGGTGGATAAGGAAATCTATCGCGAGTGGCTAGATCTATTCTTCAGTGAGTGGTGCGATCGTCCAATCAAAATCGCGAACAAGAGTAAGTCCGGTCTGCCGCACATGATCTATGACGCGCCTGACAAGATCGCGCTCATATCTGATAGGCTGGTTGAACCCAGACTAACAAAGATTCTCAAGCTCATCGGGCAGAAAAAGCTTCGTGAATTGAGAAAGGATCATGGTTGCATCCCGAGCGGTATTGCGGGTCGCCGCGGGCAATCGGATGATGCAGGGAAGATTCGTATGGTCGCTTCCGAGGAGTACGCCAGAACCGGCGGGCGCTCCGGACAGCGTATCCAGACGAATAAGAACGTCGTTGTAGACGGATTCAGCTATCCGTTGCTAGCGGGACAACGCGTTCGCACCATCATAGGCTATAACACGATTGTGAACTCAATCGGTCAGATCCAATCAACTGGGCACCTGTACGCCGCCTATGAGCGTTTCCCGCTCACGCTCAAATTCGCCGAGCTGCAAGATAAGCTGGACGAGTTGTGTCGCGATTTCTTACCGACTGAAGAGACACTAACGTGTTTCGCCGGTGACGTGGGAAACTTTGACGCGTGCGCGCTGGCAGAGTTCCGCTGGCGTGAAATCAAAGACGTCGCGTCCCGTTACTGGGATAGCGATATCGTGGCATTGCAGGATCTCCTGCACCGTGCGCCCTATTGTACTCCCCCTCTGAGCAACGCGGGCGAGTTCTACTGGTCGGGCAACCCTGATGACCC